CAGCAGGAGAATCCAGAAGAAGTCGGCACCCGCGTCCGTAACCAAATGGTCGAGGTTGACCGCCTCTTCAGCGAGGGGATCGGCAACGAGGGGTGGTCTCGCTGGGACATGCTGAACGGGGTGACCGAATTCACCACCCACCACAAGAGCGTGAGGGGTGGGGAGTCTGAGAAGGCCAACCGCCTCCACTCCAACTGGTTTGGCACCGGGCGTAGGTTGAATGACTCTGCCATGAGGCTGCTCATGGAGGGCATTGAGGGGGAGTTGGCCCCTGTCCTGGTCTAGCAGCCCCAATACCCCGATCAACCCCCAGGAATCGCTTCTCATGCGGTTCCTGGGGGTATCTGTGTCTCTAAGGAGGACATGAAATGGAGCAACTACTAGCACTGCGCCTGGCCGACCTAACCAGGCCCATAAACGTGGGCATCATCAGCCCAATCGATAAGAACCCTGTCCTGGTGGCTGCCTGGAAGGGGGGCAGCATCCTACTCAGCAAGAAGGAGGTGAAGTTACTGTGCTGAAATGCCCCAATCCCAAATGCGAATACGAGTGGCAGCCACGGGTGCCACGGCCAAAGGTCTGTCCACGGTGCCATAGATTTCTAATGGAGGGAGATTATGACTCCAACGAACCCAGCATGGAGCAAACTGAAACCAGTGGAGGAACTGAAGACGGGGCTGTACCCGTTCAATAGATGGGGCATGATCTACGGTAGGAGAGGAGGCGGGTGGCACTGCCTGTCGTGCCAGCAGGACTTCTACCTGTCGGTGGAGGCGCGTGGCCACTATTGCCCCTGGGAGAACCGCTGGAGGCTATGGTCTAAGCGGGAGGCACCCGTCATGCCCCAGGCCATCAAAGAGGTACTGATCGAGAGGGCCAAGCCAACCAGGCAGGGGGTGGTGGGTAGGTTCTTCAGTTTCTTCAGGGGTTGATTTCCTGATGACGAGGGGACTACGATGGAAGTGAGGGCATTCCTCACTATCGGGATTGTCTCCTCCTCTATTGGCCCCCGGCTATTCTCTCCTGTGTAGCCGGGGGTTTTTCATCCCCTACTTATATGTTATTGAATATCCACCCTGCTAGAATAGGGATACTGTCACACGGTATACAGTATTCAATTTACGATAATAAAGTTTTACGGTGTACATAGGAGCGGCATGGAATTTAGACCAGTACCAGCGGCGAACAAGTATGGGCACAGCGCATCACTCAGTTGCAAGGTGCTGCCAGAGATGGCAGTAGACATAGCAGCCCTGGTGCAGTCGGGGAGGTTCCCGTTCAGGACTACCAGCGATTTCATGAGACATGCGCTGGACAAGGGAGTCAGGGAGTTGAACGACATGGAGCCGGGGATCATCAATAGGGACATCACAGAACTGATGTCGGAGTTGGTGACCAGGGAGCGGAGGTACAACGAACTCAACTCCATGGTCGAGGAGGCAGTACGCATGATGGGAGAGGCGGTGTCGCAGGGGAGGATGCAGGACGCCAAGAGGACTTTTCAACAGACCTACTCTGTCATGTCCGACCTGCCGGAGGGGGAGATGAGGGACAATTCACTCCACCTGGTGAGCAGGTTCATGTTCTTGAAGGACACCGCGCCAGTCAGCCTGAAGCCAGGAGAGGCGCAATGATTCCTCCATCCCAGCTGATAGGCATCGAGAAGTTCGGCGCGTGGTATCCAGGACAGCAGGAGATTTGGCAGGAGATGATGTCCTTCTTCAACTCCCCCAAGCAGTTCCTGGCAGCGTCCATACCCACCGGATTCGGCAAGTCCCTGCTGGCTATGATGACCAGCTGGTTTGCCGATAGACGGACGGTCTACCTCACCAGCACCAAAGGGCTACAGTCCCAGCTGATGGCAGACTTCCAGAGCATGGGGCTGGTGGACATCAGAGGGCAGAACGAGTACGAGTGCCTGCTGTGGCCCAAGACCAGGGTGGATCAGGCACCGTGCAAGAGCGGCTATGACTGCAAGTCCAAGCCCCTCTGCCCTTATTACCACCGCCTGGACGAGGCTCAGAAGAGCAAGTTCGTAGTCACCAACTACGCCTACTGGCTGGCCCAGTCCATCTACAGCAGCGGCCTTCAGCCCCAGGACAAGGACACAGAACTCTTGATCCTGGACGAGGCCCACCTGGCAGGCAGAAGCCTTGAGTCATTCCTCCAGATATCATTCGGGAGGTATGACAAGCCCACGATCCAGTGGCATGAGGACTGGGACTTCCATGAGTGGCGGTCAAATTGCAGCCGATTGACCACCCAGCTGAAGGAGGAGGCCACCCGGCTGTTCAACCGCATCAAGATGATGTCGGATGTGCCTGGCCACCTGGTCGAGGAACACCGGAGGGTGAGTACTCTTCTCAGGAAGTGCCAAGCCCTCGCCATGAGTAGAACAGACTACGTTAAGGAGGTTACACACATGGGGCAGAGTGAGGTCGTGACCTGGACTCCGCTGTGGGTCAGGGATCACACCCATCTACTGTTCCAAGGGGTTCCCAAAGTCATCCTTCTATCGGCTATACTGACTCCCCACATTGTGGACAACCTGGGGATAGATAAGCCGCAATGGATCGAGGCAGAGTCACCGTTCCCGGCGTCGAACACACCCATCACCCATATCAACACGATGAGGGTTGACCATAGGGTCACCGACGAGGAGATGCTGACCTGGGTTCGCAGGATAGATGACATCATCCGTGGCAGGCAGGACAAGAAGGGGCTGGTGTTCACGGTGTCCTACGCCAGGGCCAAGCTGCTGCGAGAGAACAGCAGATACAAAGACCAGATATTCGTACACGATACAAAGAATGTGAGGGAGGTGGTAGATAAGTTCAAGGCAGCCCCTGCTCCGGCTGTACTCGTTTCTCCCAGCGTGACCACTGGCTGGGATTTTCCACAGGAGGAATGCGAGTACATCGTGGTGGGCAAGGTGCCCTACCCTGATACAAGGGGGGCACTGATAAGGGCCAGGATGGCCGACAATCGAGATTGGGCAGCCCAGTTGGCAATGGAGACCCTCGTCCAGGAGACGGGAAGGGGCACTCGCAGTGCCGACGATAAATGCCAGGTGCTAGTGATCGACGATGCCTGGCGGTGGTGGTGGCCCAAGTACCGGCACTTTGCTCCAAAGTGGTTCCAGGAGCGTGTGTCACGGCAGTCAGTCGATCTAATTCCACAAATGATTTAAGGAGAAACCATGGCACCAATGAGTTTGAAGCCTTCTGAGGCTTCTGAGGGTGGAGCATTTCCACGGGGCTATCTGACAGTGACCGCTGCCAAGTTCGGGGAGCATCACTACATGACCAAGGATGGGAACGGCAACCCCACCCCATCGTTGAACGATCAGGGGAAACCCACAATCACGATGGCTGCGATCATCACTCTGGAGAACGAGACCGGGGATCAGTTTGAACAGGTCTATAGCATAGGCCGACCAGACCGCTACACGGTCTCCGCTGACGGCCAGGTGCTGGAGGGCGGGGTGCTTTCCAAGGCTTGTAACTTCTACAAGCTGGTGGTCGAGTGCGTCAACCAGGGATACCCAGAGTCCAGCATCAAGGACAACCTGTCTGAGACCTTCGTTGGGATGTCGGCCTACTGGGACGAGATGAATGTTGGAGGTACTCGCACCCTGATCGTACCCCAGGGACAGCTAACTCTACCTGGAGTCAACGGGACGGCACCTGCTGCTCCTGCTGCTGCTCCGGCTGACATGGTAGCCAAGGCAGTGGAGTTGGTGCAGGCTGGGGTTGCGGCGAATGGCTCCATGACCCGGCAACAGCTGGGGGGTGAGGCGTTCAACCAGAACCTGGACGCTAGTAACCAGCAGGCACTCATGAACGTCATCTTCGATCAGTCCCTGGTTGATGCTCTGGCAGCCGTGGGGATCACGCTGGATAAGGAAACTTTCAGCGCATAGGTTGAGGAGGGGCTGATGGAACTGGAGCATATGGACGTAAGTCTTAATGAGGTTGCTGATCTAGCAGACCCTCCACTGCCACGGGACAATAGCAGGCTGCACGTTTCGACGCTGGTCAACCGTGCAGCCAAGCTGACTGGCAATACATGGTACGAGGACGAGGAGCCAAGCGCAGAGGGCTGGAACATCATGGCCCTGGGGCGCATCTGGGAATGGGCATCGAGGCCGACTATAATAGACCGGGCCAGGGCAGAGGGGCTGGAGTTCCACCCCCAGGTAGTGAGAGACGTTGATGGGATTGTGGGCAGCCTGGATGGTGTCCTGTCCTCTCCCCTGGCACCAGACCACACCCTAGCGGTGGTGGAGTGCAAGTCCCGGCACTCATCCCCCAGCGATCCACGGGACAACTGGCGATACATGGTGCAGTCGATGGCCTACTGCTATATGAGTGGCTGCACCAGCCTCTGGATGCCCATCCTCTACCTCCCCAGACGAGGGCCACCCGACTCCCCGTTCCATCTGTACCGTATCGAGTTTGAACCGCATCAACTGGTGGAGAACTGGGTGATGCTGAGGAACGTGAGAGATGTCTAGCATCAACGAGATCATAGTGACTGCGAGAGTCAGAACATACTGTGTCATCTGTGGCAGAGAGAGTCTCTTAGGGGCAACTTGCAGCAGATGCGGCAAGCAATCATGTCATCGAGAGCGATGCGTAAAACTAATCAAAGAGCCGGGGCAGTGCAAAGCTGCCCCAATCAGAAGAGAAGAGAGGAGAAATGGTAACAAAGGAGATAGACTCGCTGCTAGGCAGCGGTTGGATTAACACCATGGGGCCAGCACCATCCAGGATAATCGCCTCCATCGAGGGCACCGACAAGACGGGCAAGTCACACCTGGCACTGACTGCACCCCGGCCAATCATGTACATCGACCTCGATGTGGGTACAGAGGGCGTGATCCATAAGTTCCAGGGAGAGGACTTGATGGTCTACCAGGTGGAGCAGCCGGAGAGGCTGGGTAGCAGCCAGGAGTTGATGGAGCGGTTCGGGAGGATATGGGCCAGCATCCAGGAGAAGGTCAACGAGGCTCTGGAGGTGGGCGAGGGCACCCTGATCATCGACACCTTCACAGAAGCGTATGACATATGTCGGTTATCCCACTTCGGCAAGATGAGTCAGGTGCAGCCCCACCAGTACGGGGTGGCCTACGCCGACCTACGCGAGATAATGAGGAAGGTGCATCAGAGCAAGATGTCGGCCATCTTCCTCCACAAGATTCAGAAGAACTTCAACACAGGGGAGCCGGAACCCAAGGGCTGGGTGGATGTCCCCTACCATGTCCAGGCCACCCTCCGTACCCACCGGGAGGACACAGCAGAAGGCCCGGTCTTCTACGCTGAGGTCAAGGCATCCAGGCAGAACCCCAACCTCATGGGCAAGAACCTCTATGCCGGGGCCACCACCGATCCACGCGGCATACCTGGCGGTCTCAACATGCAGATGCTGCTGGGCCTGGTACAGTCAACGTGATCTACCTCACGACAGCCGCCAATGATCGAGACCTGGTGCGGCTGTTCGGTGATCTGGCGATGGCAGTCCCCATCCCGTATGGGGACTTCATCTTCCATGGCAAGGTGAATGGTGAGGTGGTGAGGGTCTGTGGAGAGAGGAAGAAGTTCTCCGACCTGGTGGCCTGCATCAATGACGGCAGGCATGTCCAGCAGGTACAGAGCGCACATGAAGCTGGCTTCCAGCACTACTTCCTGGTGCTGGAGGCCATCTGGCGTGAGACCAAGGACGGTGAGGACACAGAGTTCATGCAGGGCAACAGGTGGATCAGGGCCGGGATGTCCTACCAGAGGGTGGACGCCTACCTGAACGAGTTGACCTACCTGATGGGTGTCACCGTCAAGTACAGCAAGAGCAGCCGGGAGACGGTGAGGATAGTCAGGGGCGTGCATGACTTCTTCGCTGACACAGAGGCCCATAGCAGCCTCAAGAAGTTCTACACTGCCCCCATGTCCCCTGTCCTGCTAACGAGGCCATCATTGGTCAGGAGAGTGGCAAAGGAGTTGACTGGGATAGGGTGGGAGAGGAGCCTTACCATCGAGCAGCAGTGGCCTACTGTCAGGGAGATGGTGAATGCTTCAGCTGCTGACTGGGTCAAGCTGGAGGGTATTGGAAAGGGCATAGCCAGCAAGATCGACGAGGAGTTGGGATGATCAAGTTCGCCTGGTGCCTAAGTCACCACGGGAATGGACGGTTCGTAGAGGAGCCTTACATGGGAACATGGTTTAAAAGGAATTCTACCCGGTGGAAGTGCCTAGACTGTGGTGCGATCATGGAGAAGATTGGGGTAGAACTAAACGACGATAGGGATTGGCACCTGATAGAGGAGGGGGTAAATGATTCAAACTAGAGGGCTGTATGAGGCCACCCGTGGCTGCACAGCCTGCGCCCTGAGAGACGGGTGCAAGGGGCCGGTGCCTGCCAAGGCAGGAGAGGGTAGGGTGATGCTGGTGGGTGAGGCCCCTGGTAGGAATGAAGACGAGACCGGGGTGCCCTTCACCGGGCAGGCTGGGGAGTATTTGAACAGCCTGCTGGAGACGGCTGGCCTGAGCAGGGACGAGGTGATCATATCCAACACGGTGAAGTGCAGGCCCAGGAACAACCGGACTCCCACTGTGGAGGAGGCCAGGTACTGTGCCGGTAGGTGGCTTGACCTGGAGATAGCAGCATTCAAGCCGGAGATCGTGGTGCCCATGGGGCGGGTGGCTATCGAGTACCTGACTGGTGAGGTCAACGTGGAGCATGTCCACGGGATACCCTTTGAGAAGGACGGGGCAATGGTACTGCCTGTCTACCACCCGGCAGCTGGCTTCTACGACACCCGGCTGATGCGCCACATCCAGGGGGACTTTGAGACCCTGGGTAAGCTGGTGAGAGGGGAGCAGGTAGCCGTGCCCCAGGACGAGTACCCAGAGCCTGACTACAGGGAGATGACTGAGACCAAGTCATTCGACAAGGTGGCTGCCTGGGATACAGAGATAGTGGATGATGGTCTGTGGTCGTTCCAGGCGTCCGACACACCGGGCACTGGCTATTTTATGAGGGCCGGGGAGTGGGGTATGGCTCCTGGGTATCAGGGGGCCGTGGTACACAACTACCTCTTCGACGCCAAGTACCTGGAACTACCGGAGAATACCGATGACACCATGCTCATGGCCTACCTGCTGGGACTACCCCAGGGGCTGAAGGAGTTAGCATGGCGGCTGTGTGGCATGGAGATGGACAGCTACCAGGAGACCATTGGGGGGCACCGTAAGGATAAAGCCATGGGCTACCTGGAGGATGCTGTCAGCCTGGAGGTGCCAGACCCTCCGCTGCTGGAGAATACCTCCTGGAGCAAGAAGGAGAACAGGCTGGTCACCAGCAGCAAGCAGCCACAGCACATCACCAAGAAGATCAAGCGGATCATAGCCGATGTGGTGGGTGGCAAGCGGCTGAAGGATGGGCCTGTCGATCCCTATGCCAGGTGGCACAACATCGATAAGAGGGAGAGGGTGGAGGTGGAGAGGGAGTTGGGGCCGATGAGGGACGCTTCGTTAGAGGATGTCCCCATGGACGAGGTGGTGCATTACGCCTGCCGTGACTCCGACGCCACCTTGAGGGTATTCCAGATGCTGGACAAGGAGATAGACAGGCTGGGGCTTCGGTATGTGTACGAGTTGGACAAGAGGACGCTGCCCATAGCCCTGGAGATGATGCGAAATGGCATCAAGCTGGACTCCACCTACCTGAACAACCTGGGGCGGCACTACCTTGAACTGCTGGAGATGAAGGCAGAGCAGATATTCTCCACTGAAGGGGTGGGCCGTAGGTTCAACCCTAACTCCGACAACGAGGTGCGGAAGCTGCTGTTTGAGGAACTGGGGTTCACCCCCGGCAAGTTCACAGAGACAGGGCTGCCGTCTGTGTCCAAGGATGAACTGCCCAAGATCGACCACCCGGTGGTGCCCCTGCTGATGGAGTACAAGCACCTGGCTCACCTGAAGGACAGCTTCTGCGATACCCTGCCGGATAAGGTGGACGAGTTCGGGCGCATCCACCCCACCATCAACGTCACCCGTACTGAGACGGGCAGGTGGAGCATGAAGGAACCCAACTTGCAGCAGATACCTTCTCGCAGTGAGTTGGGGAAGGCCATCAGGAAGGCGTTTGTGGCAGAGGATGGCAACTTCCTGGTAGCCATCGACTACTCCCAGATCGAGATGAGGGTGGCTGCCCACCTGACAGGGTGCAGGAGCATGATCGACCTGTTCCTGGAGGGCAGGGATATCCATACGGAGACAGCCAGCCAGATATTCGGGGTGCCCGTGGATCAGGTGACCAGCTGGCAGCGGTATCCCACCAAGACCATGGGCTTCGGCGTCATCTACGGTCTGACACCCCACGGGCTGTACAACCAGATGGCCCAGGAGGGGCTGGAGGACTGGGACGAGAGGGCCTGCGAGAAGTTCATCAAGGAGTACTACCAGTTACGTCCTGAACTGGGTGACTGGCAGGATCAGACCAGGGCATTCGCCGGGAAGCACGGCTATGTGACCGACATGTTCGGGCGGCTCCGGTACATCCCAGAGATGCTGTGCCCTGTGAAGCGGTATCGGGGTGCCGGGGAGAGGCAAGCCATCAACATGCCTATCCAGTCCACGGCCCAGGGGATACTGAAGGCAGCTATGATAAGGATGGGCCAGGAGGAGACCAGCTTCCCCTGGTTCTGGCTGCTCCAGATACACGATGAACTGATGTTTGAAGTGGAGGCCCCTTTTGCCCCCCAGTTCATATGGTGGGCCACCAAGATCATGGAGTCGGCAGTGAAGCTGTCTGTTCCTATTAAGGTAGAGGCTAAGATGGGGACGAATTGGGGAGAGATGGCTTGACAGCAGGATAGACAGGGGTATATCATGATGATGAATGGCATCTGCTGAAGCTGGAGCGGGACTCCTTGCCCCTTATTGAATATATGAGCATCCAGCTAGGCAGACAAAAGACTAAGCAGGAGAGAGGAAATGATTATAGATCACCCGGCATTAGAACTACTGGCGATCAAGGCGCGTCAGGCCAGGGACGTAGCTGCCTCGTCTACCAAGGTGGACAAGGAAGCGTCCAGCGAGATCAAGGTCATCATGGCTGAACTGGCCAGCAACGAGGTCATCGTGGGCGAACTCAAGATCAGCCTGTCGGAGACCAGTCGGGAGAACAGCAAGGTGTTCAAAGAGGAACTGCTGAAGGCAGGGGTTAGCCCAGCCATCATGGAGGCAGCTGCTGAGGCTTCCAAGACCTCCTCAGAGACCCTACGCATCACCGCTGCCCCCCAGGAAGTCCTGGTTCCCCCGACTCCCATGGACGGCGTGTCCTTCTACTAGGATACCGATCAAGAAGCCCCATCCCCCAACCGGGGGGTGGGGCTTTTTTTTTGTGCCTGGAAATCCATAAAACTCGTTTTCCCCAGTCATGGAAATGACAGTATTTGATTTGACAATACTTTTCATTCATGTTATCATGATGATGAGGGTCAGGTTTTCTGACCTGAAATTATCACAGGAGAGGCGTAGTGCTTAATAAAGAAAAGGCATCCAGAAGGCGTCAAGGACTAAAGCCGGGAGAGTACCGCAAACGGGGGCCAGTATATGTTGAGCGTCTCCGTAGTTCTGAGGAGCAGGCCAGGTATGTTGAGGACAACCTCTATACCACTGATACCTACATCGTAATGACCCACCGGGATGATGGTCACTGGACTCACACCGTCGAACTGCATGGGGAGATGATGAGGCTACCCGGTAAGGTGATCGAGCGGATCATCAGCCAACGCAAGGCCATCGAGAAGGAGCAACGCTCTGACCGTGGCAAGAGCAGCTATGCAGCACGGGCAGCCCAGGCCCAGGTTGACCAGGATCAAGAGGAGGTAGAACGGCTAGCTGACCTAGAAGGTCTGTAGTCACAACTCGATGAAGACTGGGGTGCTGTCTCCAATCCAGGAGCCAATGACGTTGAAGTCAAAGAACTCCTCGCCCCAGTCTTCACCCATCTCAGCGTCCAGGATGCCGATCACCTTGTTCTTGTCATAGACAGCCAGGGGGCCATCCTTGAACCTCCACCCCACTGCTACCAGGGCAGAGTCAAACTTATCAGGCAGGGAGTAGACCTCCCCTCCTAACTCCTGGTACTCCCCCAGCTTCCCCATGACCTCACTGGGTTTCACTTCTTTTTCGGCTTCTTCGCTGCTGCGGCTGCGTCTGCTTTCCCTTTCTTGGTGTACGGGTAGTGCTTCTTACCTACTTTAGGCATGTCATCCTCCTCTGAGAATACTTCTAGTAATGTCTTGGGGTGTTTGCCTTTCAATATCTTATTCACTGTCTGGGCCTTCATTCTCGATGATCCGCAGACTGACGCCTCCAAGGAATCCGAATACGCCACCGATTAGGCCTGTTAGGATTTCTGTGGCCATCATCTTATACCCCAAGTACGCCGCGAAAAGGCTGAAAACCGTGGCGCAGACGATGGCAGTTAGAACCTGCGGTCTTATCTTACCCATCAAAGAATTCCCTCCCAAGAAGGCCGACTGCTGCTGCTAGTAATAAGAAGAGGAGCGAGTAGACCCACTTCATGGCTGTCTTCAGACTGGCCACATCTTCAGCCAGGTGCCGGAAGTCATTCATTAGGAACCGATCTATCTTCTTCTCCAACCTCTCCCAATAACGCTCCTGTGAGTTCACGGCTTACCGTCCAGTGATATGTGGTTCATTGCTGAGGCGGGGATGCTATTCTCAAACTCCCTCTGCTGCTCACAGTGCTTGCAGATGCCCATGCTAGTACCCTTACGGCCAGCTTCAAGAGCCTGCTGCGAACTCTCCAGTATCCAGTAATGGACGCGCCCTGGAAGGCAGGTCATACTTCGGCCAACAGGAAACGGACATGGTATTCAGGATGCCTGCCGTGTTCCTTGAAGGACTCCTGCTTCTGCATGGAGCCGGGTAGGAATATCACCTGCCTGGTCTCCTTGTCGGGGGTGGTCAACGTAAGGTCTGATGCCCCCCCGTTCCAGGTCTCCAGCTGGGCCAGGTCTCCCTTCACCCTGCCCCCCTCCGCTCCACTGAGGATGATCTGGTTGTCGGCCAGGTAGAGATCGACGGGGTATATCTTGGTCGGGTCTGGGTGCAGCTGTGACTTCACCCTGATGGACACTATCTCAGGTGGGGTGGTGCCGACGCTGGTCATAGCCGGACGGGCCCGTATCTCCAGCAGCTTGCCGGAGGTGCCTGGTGGGAAGGCTATGGTCTGGAATGGCGAGACGCTTGCCGTGTCCCAGCTTACCCAGGTGGGGTCATTGTCCAGGCGGTAGTCGAATGCCCACTGCCTGCCACCTGCTCCCAGGTTCTTCGACTCCACCTCCATCTCGCTGAAGTGCTTGTCCACCCTGGGGAGGTTCCCATCGTATGCTGTGAAGACGGCCTCACAGTCGGTGTCGTTGGTGTAGCCGTCAGATTTATCATCTCCAGCGATCCCGACGGGGATGAACTTTGGAGTGACACTGACACCTGATTCCGTGAACCCTATCCACAGCCGGGAGTGGTCGTTCCTGCTGGAGTCGTACCAGAGGGTGGTCTGGGCATCGGTGACGGCTGCTCCTGCTCCTACCTCTCCTATCATGTCCCAGCGCAGGTCTGTCTCGCCGTCCACGTTCACCGTGTGGCCTGCCAGGATGTGTATCACCTGGGTAGAGGCGTCCTTCAGGGCAACGTAGAGGGCAGAGGGGCTGGAGGCCATGGCCAGCACCACGCCGTGGAGGTCGGTGAACTCGTCTGCCGTGAGGGTGAAGCTGATGTCCCGTGCCACACCGCTCTGGACGTTGTACTCCAGGAGACCGCCCCTGCCCATGGGGAGGTAGACCAGCTTGTTCCAGATGTGGATGCCCCTGAAGTTACCGGGGTGGCCGCTACCCCTGAAGTCGATTGTGAGGTTCCTCACGAATAGCCTGCCGCCCTCATCCAGGGCTTCGTAGTACTGCTGCCAGAGGCCATCGGTCTTGGCTATCAGAAGGGTATCGGTATCCTCTTCCACCGCCAGCCCCACGATGGGGGACTCCTTCTGCCCGATGGTGGTGAGGGATGACCAGGAGCCGGAGTTGGTGGGATCGGAACTGGAGCGTATGCCGTGGGGGTAGAGGACATGTATCTTCTCGCCGCCCTCGTAGATCACGGCACCGTCGCC